AAAAGCAGGTACGCGCACTGCTTGGGCAGTTCGGCCTGACACCATCAGCACGCGCACAACTGAAGTCTACAAATCCTGAATTGGCTTCCCCACTGGAGAAGCTGCTGGCAGAGAGAACACGCATTAGAACGAATGGAATCGTTTGAGAGATATGTAATTGATGTTCTCGATGGCAGCACCATCACGAATGAACACGTAAAGAAAGCAGTTTGGCGGCACGTAAGCGATCTCATCCATGGCGATGAACGCGGCCTCTACTTCGATAAAGCCGAAGCCATTTGGGTTTGCACCACCTTCCCTGCACTGTTCAAACACACATCCGGGCCCCTTGCTGGACAGCCATTCCACTTGATGCCTTGGCAAGCATTCATCGTCGCATGTGTCTTTGGTTGGAAACATAAGGCGACAGGGCTGAGACGTTTTCGCCGCGTCTACATTGAAGTCGCTCGACGTAACGGTAAGAGCACCCTGCTGGCAGCAATCGCACTTTTCATGCTGCTGATGGATGGCGAATCGGCAGCGCAAATCTATTCAGCTGCTACGAAGCGGGATCAGGCAAAGATTGTCTGGGGTGAAGCACGGCGCATGGTTCGCGCTAACAGCGAACTATCCAACTGCATTGAAGCCTACAGAGAGTCGCTAGCTGTACTGCAAACAGACTCCACGTTCCAACCGCTCAGCAGTGATTCCAAAAGTCTCGATGGACTGAACATCCATGGGGCTGTTGTTGACGAATTGCACGCCCATCCAAACGCAGCAGTCTGGCAGGTACTTGACACTGCAACGGGCTCACGTGCTCAACCCCTCATTTGGATCATTACAACGGCTGGATTCAGGCAAGACGGCATTTGCTACGAAATCCGCGGGATGGTCATAGACATCCTGAACAAGACCGTAGACAACGACGCGTGGTTTGGTTTCGTCGCTGGCCTAGACGAAGACGACGTGTACTCAGACGAATCTGTTTGGGAAAAGGCAAATCCGAATCTTCGCTACATCAAGACCCTTTCCGACGATCTCAGAGAAAAGGCACTTCGTGCATCCCGTTCAGCCAATGAGATGAACAACTTCCTTGTGAAGTGCATGTGCAGATGGACATCACAGGCACAGTCCTGGCTGAAACTCTCTGACTGGGACAAGTGCAAAGCAAAGACCCCATTCACATACGACGACATGCGCGGACGACCCGCATTCGCAGCATTTGACCTTGCGGAGTCTTTGGACTTGTCAGCAGCCTGTCTGTGCTTCCCACCTCAGCGTGATGGGGAGACATACCGCTACATATGGAAGTTCTACCTCCCCGAGGACACTGTTGAGCGCTACACGAAAGATGGTGATTTTCGCTGGAAACATTGGGTCAGATCAGGCGAGCTTACGGCTACCCCTGGCCCAATTGCAGACGGGCGTGCCATACGCGAACAACTGAATGAATGGGCAAGTGACTTTGATCTGCGCATTGTGGGTCACGACAAGTGGCATGCACGACAGCTTGCAGCCCAATTGCTAGATGACGGCATTCAACTCGTTGAGATCCCGCAGACGTATGCGGGTATTAGTGAGGGCGCGAAGGCGTTTGAGGCGCAAATCTTCACACAGCAGCTAGAGCACAACGGGGGAGCATTCCTGCGTTGGCAAATCGAGAATGCCGTAGTCCTTTCCGATAATCACGCCAATATAAAGATCGTTAAACCCGCACGAAATTCAAAACGCAAGATTGACGGCATCGTTGCAGCGATCATGGCATGCGGCATTGCAGTACGGACCCCTATAGATACAGCACCCGAGTTCACTGGCTTCGTGTTTGCCTGACCAAATCAAGTAAATACATACCGAGGCCACGCCTTCGAGGAAATACATTAAATGGGCTTTTTTGATAGATCATCTGGGCTGACCCAGTTACAACTTCGCAGTAATCCACTTGAGAATCCCGCAGTACCGTTGTCTACGCCGGGATTGCTACAGCTTTTCGCTGGGGACACCACGACGGCTGGCGAGTCTGTCACTGAACAGAACGCCATGTTGCTGTCCACTGTCTATGCATGTGTTCGCACCATTGCTGAGTCCGTTGCTATCCTCCCGCTTAAAGTCTCTGAAGTCACTGCTACTGGGCATCGTGATGCAATCGAACATCCCGTTTACAGATTACTGACAGTTGAAGCAAACCCGGACCAGAGCACAGCAGATTTCCTAGAGACAATGGCAGCTTGCATGGCTCTCACCGGCAATGCATACGCGGAGATTGCCCGGAACAAGAACAAGCAACCGGTTGAATTCTCGCCTTTGCATCCGTGGAGGACAACACCAAAACGCGACGCAGCCGGGACGCTCTACTTCGAGACTGGAGAGGGACTGCCAGAAGGACAAACGCGCCGTGTTGAAGCTGCTGACTGCCTGCACTTCCACGTTATGTCTCTGCAAGGCTACAAGGGCATGTCCCCTGTAGACGCAGGACGCGAAACGATCGGACTAGCGAAAGCACAAGAGAAGTCCGGTGCACGTCACTTCGGAAACAACCAGAAGCCAAACGGCGCAATGGTTTGGAAAGGCGCAAAGGGGCTAGACCCCAAACAACTACAAGGCGCACGTGAATCCTGGTCGCAACAGCAAGGCGGAACAAATCAGGGCAAAGTTGCCTTCATCAATGGTGCTGAGTGGGAATGGCAAAGCATAGAGATCAGCAATCAAGCAAGTCAATACATCGAAAGCAGAGCACTCAGCCGTGCAGATGTCGCAGCATTGTTCCGTGTCCCCCCTCACATGGTGGGTGACATGTCGCGCTTGTCTGGATCAAACGCAGAGCAACAGGCGCAACAGTTCCTCACGTACACGCTCAATCCCTACTTGAGAAAGATTGAAAGCGAAATCCTACGCAAAGTGCTCGCCTATCCGGGTGCAGTGCAGAAGTACAAGCTGGAATTCGACACGAACGCCCTTGTCCGCTGTGACTTCAAGACAATGATGGACGGATACAGCACTGGACGCATCAACGGCTGGTTCTCAACCAATGATGTTCGCAAGAAGCTCGGCGAGAACCCGATTGGCCCTGAAGGCGATGTGTACACGACGCCAGTCAATTACATGAACGCGAAGAGACTGCTTGAAGTGCAGTATCCACCTACACAGGCAGAGGATGCGCAAACGACAGTCGATGAGGCAGTCAGAAACATCAATGCCGCCTATTCACAGGCATATTTGCCCCTGTTCAGGGACGCATTTAATCGCGCAAACACCAGAAACAAGCGTGATCTAGAGACGATTCGTCCCATTTTCCAGCCCGTAATCGAGGCAATTTGCTCAATGGCCGTGGGCTTCCGTGACGGACAACCGACTGGGATTGACGCTGAAGTGACTGCCAAAGTCGTCTCAGACACCCTAAAAGGCATGCAGAAAAGGGCTGAGAAGTGGGCGGACACAGAAATGCAAAGCGAATTCCAGAAGATTGTGCGCAGTATTCACATAGAGATTGCAAAGACCATCGCTACGGCAAAGGCAGTGGATGAGCTAACCAAACTAAATATCGACGAGGCAACACAACAATGAAAAGACGTGAATACAGAGTACTAGGAAGCGTGGAGTCAAAGGCGGACGGCAATACCCTATTCGGTCACATCGCCCTATTCAACAAATTGAGTGAGGACCTTGGCGGCTTCCGTGAACAACTCGCACCGGGCTGCTTCACATCATCTCTCAACAATGAGATTCGTGCTCTCATCAATCACGACACTAGCGCCTGTGTGGGCAATACCCGCAGCGGCACGCTGAAACTGACTCAGGATGACACGGGCCTAGCATACGAAGTTGATTTGCCAGACACAACTGCTGCTCGCGATCTCAAAGTGAGCATTGAACGTGGCGACGTTCGTGGCTGCTCATTTGGTTTTATCTGCCTCAGCGACTCCTGGGGTACACAAAACGGCGAGCGCATTCGCACCATCACCGATCTTGAGCTATTTGAAGTCTCAGTTGGTGTGACATTCCCTGCATACGCAGACACCACCTCACAACTCCGCTCACTGTTTCCCGATGGAGCCCCAACAGAAC